TTACTTATTAGGACAAGCTACTTTACAAGTATATTACAATGTAGATAGAAGTAAAATAGTTAAGGTAGAGCATTTTCCAGTACAAACACTTAGAGCTGAAAAAGCAGATAAAAAGGGTGATATAAAAGGATATTATTATTTTCACGATTGGAGTAAATATACTAATAGAGATAAACTAACAAGAATACCAGCTTTCGGTAGTGGTAATAATGCAATAGAAATATTATGTATTAAACCATATAGAGCAGGTTATTTTTATTATACACCCGTTACTTATCAAGGTGCATTGCCTTACTGTGAATTAGAAGCAGAAGTAGCTAACTATCACATCAATAATATACAGAATGGAATGGCACCGAGTATGCTTTTAAATTTTAATAACGGTACGCCTGATGAAGAATCTAGAGAATTAATTGAAAGACGTATATATGAAAAGTTTAGCGGGAGTAGTAATGCAGGTAAATTTATATTAGCATTTAATGACAATCAAGAAAGCGCTGCTACTATAGATCCAGTACAATTATCTGATGCACATAACCAATATCAATTTTTAAGTGACGAAGCTACCAATAAAATACTAGTAGGGCATAGATTATCATCACCTTTATTATTAGGTATTAGAACACAAAATAATGGTTTAGGTAGTAATGCTGATGAATTAAAACAAGCTAGTATATTATTTGACAATATGGTTATTAGAGTTCAACAAGAATATATATTAGATGCTTTAGATACTATTTTAGCATTTAATAATGTTTCATTAAACTTATACTTTAAAACACTACAACCATTAGAATTTACTGACTTAGGTGGTAACCTAGTAGATGACGAAACTAGAGAAGAAGAAACTGGTGTTGAATTAGAAGATAAAGCGGAACTATCTAGTGATAAAACTGATTTACAAGAATTATTAGATTTAGGAGAAGATGAAGATTTAGATAATTGGGAACTTATTGAATCTGCACCTGTAGATTATGATAATGATGAAGAATTAAATCAAAAACTAGAACTAGCATCAACGGGTAGTGCTAAATCAAACGCTAAAAGTAAACAAGACGGTGAAAACAAAAAAGGTTTCAAATACAAAGTAAGATACCAATACGCACCGTTAAAAGCTGATGGGAGTAGTAGAGATTTTTGCAATAAGATGGTAGCTGCTAAAAAAGTATATCGTAAAGAAGATATAATGGCTATGAGTAGTAAATCTGTAAATCCAGGTTGGGGACCAGATGGTGCAAATACATATGATATATGGTTATATAAAGGTGGAGGTTCTTGTAGACATTATTGGGAACGTAGAGTGTATATGGCTAAAACTGTTACACCTGACGCTAAAAACCCTAGATCAGAGATTAGTGTTAATGAAGCTAAAAAGCAAGGTTTTAAACCAGAGACTAATGATACAAAGGTAGCTAAAAGACCTAGAGATATGAAGAATAGAGGATTTAAAAAGAAAAAAGATTTTACAACACCGAAAGGTAAAGCATTTTAATAATGGCACAAGTATTATTTATAAAAGTACAGGACTTAAAAAAGAATACAATACTAGATGGTAATGTAGACGTTGATAAGTTATTGCCTTATATAAAATTAGCACAAGAAATACATATACAAAATTTCTTAGGTACTAAACTATATGAAGCAATAGAAACAAAAATAACAGATGATACACTAACGGGTAATTATCTAACATTAGTCAACAACTATATACAACCTGCATTAATACATTTTGCAATGATGGATTATTTACCATTTGCAGCATATCAAGTAAAAAACGCAGGTGTATTTAAACACATAAGCGAAAACGCTGAAAGTGTAACTAAATCAGAGGTAGATTATTTAGTAAATAAAGAAAGAGAGTTTGCAGAGTATTATATAAGAAGAATGATAGATTATTTAAGTTTTAATAATAATTTATTTGTAGAATATAATCAAAACTCTAATGAAGATGTATATCCAGACAAAGACAATTTATTTAATGGTTGGGTTCTATGAAAAGATATAAGATAAAAAACAAAAATATAGTAAAATTAAAAAAGTATATAAATAATAAATTAAAGAAAAATGGCGACATTAACTGGAAATTCAATAAGTAGTACTTATACATCGCTGTTAAAAGTAGGTGATAACGGAACACTAGCTGCAGCAATGCAATCAATTACAGATGGTGCTGGTAACACTAGTGGTTTAAGTATGAATACAGGCGGTGATTTAACTGCTTTAGGTACAATAACCGCTAATGCTTTTAGTGGACCATTAACTGGCAATGTAACTGGGAATTTAACAGGTAATGTTACGGGTAATGTTACAGGTAATTTAACTGGAAATGTTACAGGAGATGTAACGGGAGATGTAACTGGAAATGCAGATACGGCAACAGCATTAGAAACAGCAAGAACAATAGCAGGCGTTAGTTTTGATGGTACAGCAAATATTAGTTTAACAACTGATAATATTACAGAAGGATCTAATGAATATTATACTGCAGAAAAAGTTGACGATCAAGCGAATACTTTGATACAAGCAGGTACGGGTATTACAAAAACATATGATGATAATGCAGGAACACTAACAATAGCAAATAGTGCGCCTGACCAAACCGTATCGTTAAGTGCAGGATCGGGAATATCAACTAGTGGTACATACCCTAGTTTTACAATTACAAATACACAACCTGACCAAACAGTAAGTTTAACTGCGGGTACAGGTATTACTGTAACAGGTACTTATCCAAGTTTTACAATAGCTAATAGTGGAGCGGGAATAAGTTTAACAGATTTATCTGCAAATGATACGGGCGGACTAGGAAGTTTTAGCTATGATAATACAACAGGTGTGTTTACTTACACGGGACCTTCGGATGCAAATGTAAGAGCGTTAATAAGTGCGGTTGACAATGGTGGTGACGGTTCTTTATCTTACAATAGTTCAACAGGAGTCATTTCCTATACAGGACCAAGCTCAAGTGAAGTACAAGCACACATTACTAAAACATATGTAGATAGCTTAGGGATAGCCGCATCAACTGCAGATACCTTATCAACACCAAGAACAATAAATGGTGTTTCATTCGATGGTAGTGCTAATATTAGTTTTGATACCGATTCAGTTAGCGAAGGCACGAGTAACCTTTATTATACAACGACTAGATTTGACACAGCATTTGGAACTAAATCTACAACAAATTTAACCGAAGGAACTAATCTTTATTTTACATCGGAACGTGTAGATGATAGGGTTTCTAATTTAGTAGTAGGTGGAACTGGTATAAGTAGCACATATGATGACGTTAATAATACTTTAACACTAGCTAATACAAGTCCAGATCAAACAGTATCACTTACTGCGGGAACTGGAATAACAACTTCTGGAACTTATCCTAATTTTACAGTAACTAACTCAGCACCCGATCAGACAGTATCATTAACTGCTGGAAGCAACGTAACAATTACGGGTACATATCCTAGCTTTACTATTGCTGCAGCTTCAGATACCGATACAACTTATACTTTAAGTAGTGAAACATCAGGTGATGATGCAATAATAAGATTAACAGGTAGCGATGCTACTACTGATGATGTAACACTTGCAGCGGGGAGTAATATAACAATTACAGAAACAGGTGATACAATAACACTTTCTAGTGAGGGAACAGATCAAGTAAGAATTGAATGTAAAAACACATCAGGGGGAACTTTAACAAAAGGTACACCAGTATATATTACGGGAACAGTAGGCACATCTAATAGAGTAGAAGTTTCAGCTGCTAATGCATCTTCGGCAAGTACTATGCCTGCAACAGGTTTATTACTACAAGACTTAGCAAATAATGGCGAAGGATATTTAGTAACGGGTGGTGTACTTAAAAACTTAACTACTGATCCAATAGACGGAGTAACGCCATCAGAAAATGATACGATTTATGTAAAATCAGGAGGAGGTTTAACAACCACAAAACCAACAGGAACAGCATTAATACAAAATGTAGGTAAAGTAGGTAGAGTAAATTCTTCAAGTGCAGGTTCAATAGTTGTTTCATCAATTATTAGAAGTAACGATATACCTAATATACAACAAAATTATTTCTGGTTAGGTAATTCTAGTGGAGTACCAACGGCAACTGAACATACACTATCAACTTTAACTGATGTTACGTTAACAAGTCCAGCGGCAGGTAATATACTAATATATGATGCAACAAATAGTTATTTTGAAAACGCTTTACTAACAGCAGGAACTGGCGTAAGTATTGCAAATGCAGATGGCGGTATTACTATAACGAATTCATCACCAGACCAAACGGTTTCATTGACAGGTGGTACGGGAATATCTACATCGGGAACCTATCCAAACTTTACTATTACAAATGATAGTCCAGATCAAACTGTTGCTTTAACAGCAGGTACAGGTATAGGTGTAAGTGGTACGTACCCTAACTTTACTATTTCTAATACAGCTACAGGAGATAATGCTTTTGGTAATATAGCAGTATCAGGTCAATCAACAATAGCAGCAGATAGTACAAATGATACTTTAAATATTGCAGCAGGATCTAATGTTTCAATAACGACTGACGCAGGTACAGATACATTAACAATAGCAGCGACAGCAGGAGCAAATACAATAGCAATAGATACTTATACTGGAAACGGTAGTACTGCAGCATATACATTAAGTAATTCTGCAAGTAGTGAAAATGAATTATCTGTATATTTTGATGGAGTTTATCAATTACATAGTTCATATACAGTATCAGGTACTACATTAACATTCGATACAAACGTTCCTAATGGAACTAATATTGAAGTACAGCATTTAGTAGCTGTTAATCTTAGTAATGTCGTAGAAACGATTACAGGAGGTGATGGTATAACTGCATCAGCTAGTACAGGAGATATAACTATGAGTTTATCATCTAGTACTCCTAACGCATTTACAATGGGTGGTAATGGATCATCAGGTGGTGTAACAATAAATGATGGAAGTTTACAAATGAGAACAGGTACTGGTAATGTAGCTGAAATAAGAATGTATTGTGAAACTGGAAATGCTCATTATCAAACGATAAAAGCAGCACCACATAGTGCTTCAAGTTCAGCAGTACTAACCTTACCAACTGCAACAGGTACATTTGTAGCAACAGGAGATACAGGAAGTGTAGCAAGTGGAATGATAGCTGCAGACGCAGTAACACAAGCTAAGATTGCAGATGACGCAGTAGGTGCAGATCAATTAGCAGCAAGTGCAGTAGTTACAGCTTCAGTTGTAGACGCAAATATAACGAGTGCAAAAATTGCTAATGATTCTATAACAAGTGATAAACTTGGAGCAGAATATACAACAGCACAAGCAGTATCAAGTGCTGCTGCAATAACTTTAGATACAGA